TAATTGTATTACTTTGTCTGAAAAAACACTACCTATTTCTGCCTCTATTGATTTATATATATCATCTTCTATTACCGATATAACTCCTGAGCCTTCTGCTTTTGCAAAAGCATAACCTATAAAGTTATATCTTCTAGGAGCAACTAATTTTCCTCCTTCTGTATAATATTCATTGCTTAATTGTGCTACTACTGCTTCTGCAAATCTAGCCTCATCTAAAGAATTGCTAAATGTTATGCCTTTTTGTACCGCCCAAGCTTTAATATCATCTTCCTCTACTTCAACTCCATTAGTATCTCCTTCATTTACTAAATTCATATAACTAACATCAGAAACAATATCCAAAAACAAACTTCCAAAAAATTCGTTAATTTCTATTTTAAAAGACTCATACAAGTTTCTTGAAGCTATATGTTCTTGTTCTTCAAGCTCGTCTTGTAAAGCTTTTCTAAAAAACTTTCCTGCTTTTGTAAGCCCTTGAACAATTTTAGGATAATCTTCTTTAGCCATTTACTTTGTTGTCTAAATTTCTTCTTAATACTTTATGCGCGTTACCATATTTATCTGTAGCCACTATTGGAACTAAAAAATCTTCACCACTTATAGTTACTGTCATATAAACCTCTAATCCACTTCTATTAGGTACACCTGTATTTGATATTTCGTTTTGTCTAACTGTCATATTTAAAATCCTTGATTGTTTTCATCTAAACCTTCACCACTTGAAACCTCCCAACTACCATCACTATAATTAATGTCAGGGTTTGTAGCAGAATGTTCTCCTAATTCTACCCACTCTATTAGCTCTACTTTTGTTGTTTTATTTTGATGAGGCATAAAATCTATTATTTTATTTATTCTCCAATAAACACCATCAATATATATAAGCCTAGTCATATCTAAATTTGCAATTTCTTTAACTTTTAAATTAACATATACAAGTCTAATTCTAGGATTATATTTTATCATTTCTATCATACCTCTATAGTATGTGTCAAACAACCCTTTACCAATAGCATATTCTGTGTACGTTCCTAAAGCAGTTGTAGTTTCTGTATAGTCTCTAACCCATACATTACCATAGGTTAAAATAGGTGTAGCCGAATCATCTCTATTTACTGTAGTTGCTTGTGGATATATTTTTGACAAAACAGCAGTTGTAATTGGCTGATTAGAATTTGCTATAACACTTTGTGTGTTACCTACCCAATTTTGTATTGATGCCCTTTTTGGTGTCAAGTCATAGCCATTTGGACTGTATCTTTTCCAATATAAAAGACGAGGTAAAAATGAATTACCCTGAACAGGTCTTTCCCAATCATTTGGAGAAGTATTCGTTCCATCTTCTTTATCTCCCCATAAACAACCTATGTATGGAGGGTCTGTTTCAAGTATTACCGAATCTAAATCTTTAGCATTAAAAGTTCCTGCAAAAAATGGGTTTTCATATATTGTTGTTCCTTTTTCAAACTTGTCTGATAGCGTTTCAAAATATGGGTACTCATCTAGTATTTCTTTAAAATAATCATTACCTCTTTGTTCTACTTTTTTATCATTACTATCTGTCTTGTATTTAAAAATAATATCTGTAGTTAAACTTTGCTCTACCCATTTATCTGTTTTTTCTTGACTTCTGTCTAACAGATAAGTCCAATCAAGAGATTCTGCTAGTGGTTTGTAAAAAGAATCAAAAGGTTCTATGTTTACTGACTTGTTAGATTCATTAGTAGTAAATTGTAAATTAAAAGCGTGTGCAACTCCTTTAACAAAATCTAACTGTTTGTATTCTTTATTTATAACATCTTTTAAATTAAATGTTTGACCATATGCAGCATTTACAGGGTCTATAGAAAAACCATATCTTCCGTCGTGTGCATGACCTGAACTTATATTTTTTTCAGCAAACAACTCATAATTTCCTATAATTGTTCCTGTACCAAAACTATTAACTGTTGACTTAGCCTGTATTTCTAGCCATATTTGCACTTGGTCATTTTTATTAAAATAGTGTGATAATTCTAAATTTTCTAATTCCATAGTTAAATTAACACTAGAACCTGAATTTCCTGTACTACAATTTATAGCGTGGTCTACAGCGCCTTCAGCGTAACCAATAGTTGTGTAAGCTGATTGACCTGCAGTTTGTACTCTCACATTCATTCTTACATATCTTATTTCTATTTGTAAGTTTGGATATGAACCTGAATTATTATTAGAAAAATCTGAAAAATGTATACAGTAATTTGAAAGATTAATATTATACTTGCCATATTCAGCTACTGTAAAAGTATCTGTAGAAGGATTAAAGGCACTACTACCGTCTAACTCTTTATTAAAGCCTGAAGGTGAAGACAAATCTATTTTTTGATTATATACAGTTACATAAGTACCTCCATTCATTGTTGTACCTAATGGACTTAAATTTACTAACCTAGAAGATGTATTTGTTTGGTTTAAATTATATCTTATATTTAGAGAATATAAATCAAATCTATAATCTGCATTATTATATTTAAAATTAGGCAATGCAAACAGTAATTTTTTAAAAGTTTCACTTTCTATAAAATTAGATTCTATTCTATATCCTGCCTCAATAAATATTTGTTTTATTATATCATAAACCCAAATACAAGGCCTCCAATCAACTACAGGCTCAGGAGTACCGTAGGTAGCATTATTATCATTAAAGCCAAAATAACCTGTCTTATTAGCCCCTACAGGTGAATTTGTAAAGTCTCTACGATAAGTATAAAAGCTATCTAATAATTGTAGGGTGAAGTCTTCTCCTGAAGAATTAAAATCACCATATGAAGTTACAGGGTAAACTATAGCAGTTTCACTATCTGTTGTTGTTGACCTTGTTTTGTATTCAGCGTCATCATTATCCCAAGTGCCTGATATGCTTTCTTTGTTTATTTGTAAATTAACACCTGAATTAGTTTTGCCATTTATAGAAGTCCAACCATCACCATCTGTTCCTAAATCTTTTAATAATTTTTCTCCTAATGCAGTTGCCCAACTCATATTGTCTCCAAAAAACACACAAGAATAATATTCAGGATTGTCAAAAGAACCTACTGCACTTAGCTGCAATAAACCACTTAAAGAATATAAGTTGTTAAACATTATTCTGCAGTTTTTCTTGCTTGTTATATTGTTTGTTGTATATGAATTAGCAAGATATACGCTTTTATAAATTTGGTTGTTATTTTTTGTTGCAGGTATTTTAAATGTTTTGCTAAAACTTCCTTTACGAGCAGTTATATTTCTAATGTCTGCTATTGTAAAAGTTAAAGCCATAGGAAAATCAGAATGAGAAGTTACATCTAATTGTCCTAAAACACTTGCTTCCCAATCAATTACACCACCTTCATAAACATAGTCTAATAACTCTACTGTAATATTTGTCATTAATTTCTTTGAGTTTGTACCTTATGAGCTAAAGTATATTCTATATTAAATTTAACCAATCCTGTTTCTTGATTTAATGTTTCTACATCACTATTTGTTATTATGACAGGTATGTATTCTTTAGTAGATGGTCTTTGAAAAGGATTTACAGTATTACCCCTTGCAGTAGCCTCTGTGTCCATTTCTATCCACACATTTGGAGAAGTCATTATTTCTTCTAACCAATCTGCTGTTTGTTTATTTAAAGGCTCTGTATAAACGCTATTGTTTCTTTGTGCTTTTACATTTAAAACTTCTCTACCACCTTTATATAAATTACCACCTCTCATAGTATTAGATATATAATTATCTGTATTAACGCTAGCACCATTAAATAATTGGTCGTCTTGATACCAAGTTCTGTCTGCAGATTTTGTTTCTATTGTATCTCTATTAATTGACAGTCCTTGTGTTATGTTTCTTTTGGCTGTATAGCTATCTACACCACCAATCCTATTTAACCAATGAAACCTTACAAAGCCATAAGGTATATTAGCAGTTTCTCTATCTATACCAAAATATCTAAATTCTGTTGCTCTAATAACAGCGCTTGTCTGACTTGTATATTCTAAATTTATTTTGTAATATGATGTAGAGCTATCTATTTGATTTGTAATTGTACTTCCTGAGTTGTCTACAGCATTAGCATTTATGTAAGTAGGCGAAACATTTTGTACACACACTCTGTTTTGATTTAATTTAAAAACTGTTGTTCCTTGTACTTCTGTATCTAAATTAGAATTAAAATCAGTTAAATACATTGTGTTTTGAGCAGAGCCATTGCTTAAATATGTTATTACTTTTAATCTTGCTTTTTCTATTTGGTCTCCTGTATCTCCTAAGTTTTTTTGCCACCAATATAACCACTCTGCTTCTTCATCTTCTCTTACTTGTTTTAAAAAAGGTGTATTAGTTGTTTGGGTAAAGTTTGGACACAAACTCATAAACCCTCTAGGAAAGTTTGTATTTGCTGCATATTTTTGAATTATATATTTTAAATTATAAAAAATATCTTGTTGCTCATATTGAGCTACAGAGTTTATAACAGCAATTTTACGAAATTGTAAAGGGTTTTGTCCTGACACCTCCTCTATAGTGCCATTAGCCAATATAACTTCAGGAATTGCTGTCACAAAAATATGACGATAAGTACCATTCCTAGAAACATTATAATCACTTATAGTCTCTGTTACATTATCTTGTTTTGTTTGACCACCATTCATACCTCCCCATTCAGAGGCCTGCCAAGTACCTTTATTAATAGGAACCAAACTATATGACAATAAATCTTGACATAACTGACTAATATCAATAGTAAAGCGTTGATAAGTCAAAGGGGTTTCATTAGAGGGGGCAGTAGTGTCATAGCTTTTATTTGCTATGTCTCTAGTTTTCTTAATAGTAGCTACTAAGTCCCAATTTTCAAAAGTAACAGGATAAGGATATTCAGTAGTAGCATAAACCTTAAAAACCATATTAATAATATCACCCTTGTTGTTGCTTGGATTAAAATTAGCCTTACTTGGTTCTTGATTTTCATTTAGCCCATTCCACATTACTTGGTATCGCATCTGAGTATTAGCACTTTTTAAAAAGTTAGCTCTCCATTCATAACTCATATAAATTAAGTTGTCTGAAGGCTCTCCATAAGGCTGTATGCCTGAAAAAATAATTCCTTTGTATCTTGCCATAATTAATATATATTGTATTTTTTGTTTAAGTAACTTTTTATTTGCCCTATAGTATAATCATCTAATGATGCGTTAAATATTATAAACTCTTGTAAATTAGCGTTAATAGGTAATGTTGCACTACTTATAGTATATACTGCGTCATTGAATGTTGTAGAATTATCATATGAAGACTCTTGGACACTTGTTGATAATGAGCTTCCTAAAGAATCATAGTCTACATATAATCTTTTGTTGTGTAACTTGTATGTTCCTATATGATAATTAGAAGCATTAGAGCCTGTTAGTGTTACATCTATTGCTGTTGTTCCGTCACTTACTTGTGCAACTAATTCTGAATTAGCAGCATAAGACAATTTTATAATTTTACCT